GGTGTTGATATCCAATGTATTGTTGAAAAGGTCGGCTAAAACTGATTTGATTCTTTTTGATTCTGAATAAATCTGTAATATGAAACCATCCTCATTGGTAGTTGTTGATTCCTCAGCATAAATGTCCAACGCCGCAGAAATTTCAGGTGTATACTCCATAGACTCATAATCATATTGTGCGGAGAGTCTTGATGGTTCATAATAAATGGCTTGAGAATATAAATTGTTTTCAACTTTAGCCCATTGATTTGCTAAATAAAAACTTTGTTGTGCTTGTAATTTTTCCCTTTCGTATTCAGCTCGGTCGGTGGTACGTAGTAATACTTTTTTATCAAACTTATATGTAGGATAATCCTGACCTAATAAAGAATTGGGTCCAAAGGTTTTGGATAACCTCTGCCAAATAGTTAAATTCTGTTCACTCATCTTTTAATTTTACTTGTCTAATCAATAATATAAATAGTTATTTAGCTCCAAATAACCATCCATATTTTTGATAATCGGCCTTAGTTGGACCATTTGTAGGATACATACCTGAGTTACGATTAGACTGTGGAACCATCGGGTTGAAATAATCTGATGTATTTTTATTTTCATTCACGGTCGATGTCCAAGAATTCAACATTGCCTTGGTATGATTGACAACTTTTTGTATCGATTGGAATGATTTTTCTGCAACATAAATTGCCATGGATATAGCCATAATACAATCATCGTGGTGTCCCTTTTGATGGTCAGGTCTACCATTTATGAAGATGAAAGTATTCATTTCATTATATAATCGATTAGAATAAATTTTGAAATCATGTCGCACCGCTTCCTCAAGCGATGCAATAATTTGAACCCTTTTAGAATTAAAATTTATACCAGGTATTTTTTCATTTGCTTTAGGGTCCCACTTCCATTTCTTGTTCGGGTCTATGTTGTCAACATACAATCCACCTTCATAATTCAATTCTTGCATTTTACGGGCAGTTGAAATTCCCATCCCACCAGTTATATCAATCACACAAAAGGCTCTATACATAGTACCCCACTTATAAGCAATTTCAGCAAGTACATCTGGTGGGATTTTACCGACGTATTCCAAAACCTGTTCTTTTGTGTCAAAATCAATAATCTCAATACATGAGAAATCTTCTGAATCTCCTCTTGAAACATCCACCCCCATAACGTACTTATGATTATTTTCAGGCTCTTTGAATATCCACAATGAGCTTCCCATCAATTTAGCTTGAGGTTCTCTAAGGCTATTCTTAGCAATATTTTGCATCAACTCAGATTCAAAAACATTGTCCCCTGACCCCAAGAAATTACACTCCAATTCTTGTGCAACTTTTCTTCTGTCAAATTTCAATTTTTTGACCATTCCCTCAAACCAAGCAGAACATGGTTTATAACCCTTATTGATGTAATCTGTGGTTATTGAATGGTCTCTCTCATATGGATTATCTATTGAGAGGTCAACTACAACGTCTTTGGGATAATCTTCTCTATTCAATAAAAAATGAACGAGGTCATTAGTTTTGACCATGAACAAATCCTTGGTATATCTTGGGTCTCTATACCAATACATCTCCGAGATTTTAAACTCATTCATTCCTCTCAATGCTTGGTCATAAATTTCATAATAGATTGGGTCATATCCGTTAGGGGTTGAAACAACTATCACTTTACCACCTGTTGATAGAGATGCCATACAAGCAGACCAGAAATCATTATCTGCTTCAATGAACGCAGCTTCGTCAAAAATCAATATTGTTGGCGTGTAACCACGTAAGGCGTCCTTGGATGTTGCAACCGCTTTAACCTCACAATCATTCGAAAGTTTGAAATGTCTTTGGGAGTTTTTTTCTGCAGAAAAACCGATACCAACCCATTCTGGCCATTGTTCAGTGAATGACCTTATTTTGTTAGCCATCTCGACAGAAGTGTCAAGTTTGTTGGCAATAATTAGAATTTTTTCAGGTTTTTGTTTTTTTGCAAAAACTAATTTTTTTGATGCCCAAGCGGCAGTTACAGTAGAAACACCCGCCTGTCTATATTTCAGAGCAATGTTTTCGTTGTACGAATCATAATCTTCAATCAATCTTACTTGGTCAGGAAATAAATCTAAAGGGACATATTTTGATACGGTGTTATCGTAAGTTTGTAAATATGCTTTGAGTGCATAGGGAGTATTCCTCATACACTTTGTATATTCAATAATTAGTTGTTCTTTTGTCATTCAGAATCATTTGGGTCGACTTATACCCAAATTACTCAAGAAATCATCCAAATCATCATCGTCATCATCGGAATCACCATCTTTGTTCTGGTCTTCCAAATAGTCATCATATTCTTTTTTCAACTCCATAGCCTTTTTCATAATCTCTTGAAAACGTTCTTTAGCTTTGGAAACTTTGGCATTGTCATTTGAAATGGTGTTACCAATAATTTGAAGAAATTCGCGAGCTGGAATTTGGTATAATTCAATTTCGAACCAGTTTATTAAACCTTTATTGTCTGAATCGAACATTTCGTCAGGTAAGGCAAATCTAATTTTTTCAACAATTTCAGGTCCTAATCTCAACTGCATGGGTTCGTTAGATAAAACATCAACGGCACCTTTTACCTTTTCACGCATTTGAGGGTCTTTCGGAAGACCAAATCTAGCATTAGCTTTTTTAATTCCTTTAATAATCTCATGACATAAAATCGGAAAGAATAAACCTTCAGCTACTATTTTTGTATCGGGTTTCTCTTGAGATTCTTCTTCTCCTTCTCCGCCTCCCTCGTCGTCTGCATCTTCTAATGATACTTTACCGGCAACACCATTTCCTGTGGCAGACATTTGTTCAATCATCTGTTCCATAGTGAAATACAATAAATCATTTACTGCCATAACACCCAAGTAAGCAGGAAACAATCTTGAGTCTATTGCATCCAACTTTCTTTTAACTTCAGGCTTTTGGAATAAATAATGTCCTTTTTTTGCAGCACCTTGTACAACAGCGTTTATAATATTTCTTTTATGTTTTTCTAATTCGAGTTCTTCTTGTGGAGTTAAATTTTCAATATCGAAGTCGTCGAAACTTAAAGTTTGTTTTTTTTCCTCGTCATCCTCTTCTTCCTCATCTTCAGGTTCTTCTGGTTCATATCTGAAATTATTTACGTCAATAGGTTCTCTATTTAACATTGCTTCAATTTGATACCAACCTTCAGGAGTCTCAGTTTCTTCAAGTGATACATCTGTAGCTAACTTTTCAAGTTCCTCTTTGTGTTGGGACTCAATTCTCAAAATCATAGGAACCTTACTCATCTCCTCCATGTAAATCCTTTGGATTACATTAGGAGTTAGTCTTTCCATACCTTTGACTTGACGTAATTTGTCAACAACTTTCTTAAATCTTTCTGTTGCGAGTCTTTCCACATCTTCAGCACCTTTTTGGAATGCCGGAGAACTTGCATATAAACCCTCAGGACTTGAAAGTTTTCTTTCTAAGTTTGGGTCCATCCTTTCAGGATAGTTACCATAATCAATTGCTTCTGATGTTCTTTTTCTCATTTTTTTCTCAACATTTTCATTATTGTAGAAATCACTTTCTTTTTAGCCTTTTCAGGTTCCACGGCCATTGGTGCCTCTTTTTCGCCCGGATTTGGATTTTGTCCAGGTCTCATTGGTCTAGGTTTTGGTTTCGTAGGTGTAGCCGGTTTCGTAGGTGTAGCCGGTTTCGTAGGTGCTACAGCAGGTTCTGACTCTCCCAAATATTTCATGAGTTCTCTTTTTGTTATTTTTGGAGAAAGATGTCTTTCTACAATTTTTTGAATTTCAGTTTCCAAAAACAAAGATACATTTTTTTTACTCTCTTCCAAAGATTTTTTTACTCCCATGACACAACTTTCATATTTAGCTTTTTGTTTCTTAGTCCATTCACTTCTTTCTGAAGTTCCGAATTCTTCACCCATTTTTGCAGTGCATATCGCCCACGGGTTTTTTTCTTTTTTCTTTTTAGATTCTTCAATAGATTCGAAATTATACATACCATCATCATTCATAGAAGGGTCTTCTGTTTTGTCAGGACCAAAACCATCATTAGAACTAGGTCCTTCTTGCTCAGGGTCTTGAGTTTGTTTCTTTTGGTTAGGGTCCATCGTAACTTCTTCCTCCTCCTCTAACTCCTTCTCTATCATCTGAACAGGAACACCTTGTGTTGTCAAATTTTTCACGGTTTGTATTGCGTTCGGAGTGGTACTTTTAATTTGCACCATAGCGGCTTTGGTTTGTTCTCCCAACAACTTTGAGTGTAACAAATTTATTTCCGATTCGCTCAACTTTAGAACGGTTTTGGAAGGAATTCCTTTCTCGATTAGTTCTAATGCTTTAATTTTAATTTTCATATACAACTTTCTTTTCAAATTCGAGAATCAAATCTCTTTCGTATAATTTATCTTTTATAACTTGCTCTGACTCTCCAAACCTGAACACCATTCTCTTCTGACCTCTTACTTCCTCAGGTTCCCATGCCATCGCAACTACATCATCCAAGGCATCTATCATACAAAAAAAATCGGAGTTCTGAATCAATTCCAATTTAACATCAGTATTTCTCAAAACTCCTACCTTTTTTATATATTTCAACTCGGGAGGTAATGGATAACCATTACTTGGTTTTGATTCCCAATTTTCTCCCCAAACGTCTTCCAAATTTTCGTCCGAAAATATGAATTCGTAAATGTTATCCCCTTTATAATTGGGTCCTAAACCATTTACGAAAACCAATTTACTCATAAAATTTCTCCCTCTGGGGATATTTTAATTTGTTTTTGGTTATTCTCGAAAACTATATTTTTTTTATTAGTTTTACCTACAACGTTAAAAGAAGGGTTTGCTCTCAAAAATTTTTCTGAAACTAATTCTTGTTTGACAGACTCAGAAAGTTTTACTACTTCAGTCATTTTTTTTCTTAAAGTAACTTCTTGTATTTTACTTTTTCTTTCTTTTTTTTCTCTTGACTCCAAGATTTCCTTCTTTGTAATTTCAAAATATTTCGATAAAACCTTATCTACTTTTGATTCTTTGAAGATACTGTCAAGTATTGAACCAT